ATGACCTTCCGGGAGATGCGCCGCATCGACGTCCATGATGGACAGATGCCGGTTGGGGCGTTGAACGAACTGGAATATGTTCGCGGCGAGATCTTCGCGAACGTCTGGCAGACCGACAGGATCGCCAGAATCGCGCCAGTAGATGGCCGTGTCACCGCTTGGATCGATCTGGCTGGATTACTCCCGGCGGCCGATCTGGCTGAAGGTGCGGATGTCCTCAACGGAATCGCTTATGATTCGGCCGGCGGTCGCCTTTTCGTGACCGGAAAGCTTTGGCCAAAGCTTTTCGAAATTCTATTGATCCGGAAGTCATAGGCGAATAATGAGTGTCAGACCGCTGCCAGGAACGGTTGTTCCGACCGCGGTTATATTGAGGCTCAATTTATCGCCGGTGTGCAGGGCGGGCAGGTCGAAGCCGTCTGCAATATTGGAGATTGTCGCGCCCGCGGGAATCTGAACGGATACGTAGGCCGCGCCGTTCCGTTTGATCTCCAGAATGATCGGCAACAAGGCCGGGGCGGTATCGACAATCGCGTAAATGTCGCGCACGGATCGATCCGCATCCACGAGAATGGCGGGCGCGGCGTTCGTCTGAATCGCCAGATAGCCGGTGATCTGGAACGAATACTGGCCACCCGCCAAGGTCCGCAAGCCGGAGTCGACTGTACCGGTGTAGGGATTTACGGTAGCGGCCCCGGCGCCCAGCGCATTAGTCATAAAGAGTTCGGCGCTCGCGAGTCGAACGTTCGACAGGGCCACGGTGTAGCTCCAGTCCCCGCTGGCAGGGCTGCCGAAGAAATTCCTGATGAAGGGAACGATGACTACACTTTCACCCAGTTGGTACGCGGACAGAGGAAGCACATGACCAACCGCCGTTGTGCCTTGTGCGCCCCGCGTGACGATTGAGCTGCCGTCGGAATTCGTCCCGGTGACGAGAACGATCTCCTGGTCGATCTGAATCAAATGGCCGGGAGTGAAGGTCGCCCCGAGAGCGATGCTGGTGTCGGCAACAGCAATCGGCGCGGCGAGCGAAAACGGAGCCACACCATTGACCTCGTCGTAAAAGTGAAACGTATACGTTCCCGCAACGATGCTGCGCGTGTTGACGAGCGTGCTGAAGGCGATCTCCCCAAGATCCAGCACACCGCCGTTCCTGGGAGAGAGAATCACGCCGAAGACAGGCGCGGGCGGCACGCCGGAATCCGCGGCCAGCCCGCCGGATTCCCCGAGCACCCAGGATGTCAGCGGCGAGAGCGCATACGCCGCTTCTTCGTTTACCGCGTTTGCCGCCCGCGCGGAAATCTCTATACCGGCGCCGATGCGTTCGGGCACGTCAATCGTAATTGGGCTGGTACGTCCGCTGACTCCGGCACTCCAGGAATTCTCCGCAATCACGAAGAAACTTGTCGAATCCGGCTCGGTCAACCAGGGGACGCCGATCGTCACGGTTGTTGCCGTGTTGCCGACGATCGCATATTCCTGCCCCGCGCCCGTGCCTCTGGTAATGCGAACCATCGCCGATTGATACTGATTCACGATCAACTCGAGCGCCGTGTTGCCCACGGTCGTTGTCGAAAAAACGGTCGCGGCGGCTTCGGGCAACAGTTCCCAGCGCCAATAGACATTTACGTGGTCGAATTGGGGGTCGGGCGGAAGAACCATCAGCGGAGGGAAGCCGGTGTCGACGAAGGCCGGTGCGGAAGTCTGCGCTGAGGCGATCCGGAAAAATAACTGCGGATTGGCGCCGCGGTAAACGTTGAAGCTTACGCCACCGACCGGAAGCTGAATGCCATCGATAACAACCGAATTCGTGTTGACGCCGGCGGCGGTGGTTGCCTGCGCGATAAACGACAGCCGGCTCTCTCCGCCGTTGCCGTCCACCGTGCTTACGGCGTAGAAGTAATTGGTTCCGCCGGCCAGCGTTCCGCCCGTCGTGGCGATCACGGGCGCCAGGCCGATCAAGGGAGCCGTCAAAGTGCCAATCCGCCCCGATGGAGTGGTGAATGAAACGCTCAACTCGACAACCGCGGAGCCGTCGCTGGCCGTGACCTCGGCTTCCATGATCCCCAATTGCAGGTTTCCATTGGCATCGAGAATCGTACCCGTCACCGGCGCGGGCAATCCCGAACCTTGCCCCGGTTGCACGCCCAAGCCGCCGCTGATGCCCGTCGCCGTATCCGAATACCAATCGTCATCGTGGAGTTGGGCCGTGATGGTAGCGGTGCGGAAACTGTCCCCCGGCGATATCTTAGTGATGCGGAAGGGAGTCCGCTCCAGATTCTCTTTGATGTATGAGACCGTGATGAGGTCGCCGGGCAGCAGGGCGAGAGCTTTGACGCTGGTCTTGAACTGGATGAATGCGTTTCCCGGAATGCCGCGATTCAGACCCAGCAGCAACATCCGCGAAGCCTGACTGAAGGTAGAGATTCCGACCGCGTCCCATATGACGGCGACCTCCTGCCCACATAAGTCCACGTCATCTTCGTCTTCAAGAGACAGACTATCCTGCTGATATTGGTTGAAGGCGTCCTGAAACTCGATCGACAGCCGGTTTGGGGTGTCCTGCGCGCCCCTCTTCGAAAGTTGTACGCTTGAGCTTCCGTCTTTGTTGCGCGCAATCGAAGTAGCGTCGAATTCGTACGCGGGCCATCCGCCGTTGAATGGATTCAATGAATTGCTTCCGGGAGGCAGCGTCGCCTGCTGAAGGGCGAAGGTGTTCTCGACCCGCACTTCCAGCAGGCCCGCTCTATTGAGAACAAGATATAACCTTGCCCCGTTCCGGATCGAACGAATGATTTCGCCCGCGCTCTGGCTGATGTTCAGCGCGAAGTTGCACTGGAACCTGGGCAGCTGCGTATAGCCGCCGACCGGGTCGTCCACGGAAATCAACGCATCGGCGTAGGCCGCGGCGGTCGCGAAGCTTGCCGTATCGATCTGTTCGAGTGTGTATCCGCAACGCATCAGGATATCCAGCAACACCCAGGACGGGTTGCTCGAAAACTGTTGGCCCAGTAAATTACCGCTGGTGTCGAATTGCCAGAGCTGCAAACCCTGCATGAGTACCTGAACAGCCGGGATGCTGGTCCCACTGTTGATACGATTCGGGACCACTACGGACAAATAAGCCATGCTGCCGTAGGGGTCGCCCAACAAGTTGCCGTGCCCGTCGCTGAAGTTCGGATCCTGAGTTCCGTTTCGGGTCCCGGCGCCGATCAGGTTGTGCCAGCCGGTCGAGGTCATGTTCATCCCGCTCACGCCCTGCGGAATCACGATATCGTCGACGAGAACGGTCAGAACGCCCTGTACCTGGCCCATCCCGAGCAGCACTTCCATGCGCGTGAGATTCCCGTCGTTTCGGGAAAACACCACGTCCGGCGTTGTCCACTGCGTTCCATATACCAGCGGCACGAAGTCGTTGTAGGCCGCGGTATTGCTCTGGATTGCGGAAAGCTGCGAATTCTGTTGCCCCGAGCCGCGTACGAGAATGGTGGGCGGCAGGTACTCGATTCCCCCGAAGCGGCCTGTCGGCCTGCTACTGGTATCTACGGTGAACATTCCCCGCTGCTCGCAATCCGAACGCGAATGGGCGCAACTTGTGAACGGTACATTGCCATTGTTGCCATCGAGATTGCCAACTCCGTTCGTTTGGTCCGGAGAATATCCACAAGGGTAAAAAAAAGAGTATTTCCCTTTCGACGATCCGCCATCGACCGCTTCCAGACGCTGCGCGGCCGTTGACGGAAAGCGCCACGGACACATCCGCTCCACGCGCACGTTGGGGATAATGGTGCGCTGCATTGAGATGCGGTTCATCGCGCTCAGCCGAAAAGTGGTCTCGCCGATTGCGTCCGGCGGATTCATGAGACCGCTGAATACCACGGATGAGTCGGTTGTGGCCGCGCCTGCCACCAGATCGAAGAAGGCCGAATGGACTATGAGCTGCGCTCCTTTGAAACCGGTCTGCTGCTCGATTTCCGAGAGCTCCGAATCGGCGTTCGCCAGTTCGAACGATAGCTTTGGCGGGCCGCCGATTTGCGTGTCGGACGCCAACTGCGCTTCAAACTGGTTTTGGCGAACGACACGCCCTTCATATGCAGTGCCGTTCCAGGTTACGGATTGGCTGCTCCAATGCCGCATGGTGCCATCGGCCAGCGTGCAGTCGAAAAAGAACAGCGGCGTGTCCGCGCTAAGCAGTTCCTTGGCTGTGAGTTCGCTTTGCATTTTTTAAACCCGTGACACCAAATTGATCCCGCACGACGAAAGACCCACGCTCGTGATCGTGATCGTCAGCTCATCGTTGGCGAAGTACGTTTCCGGATAGATCCCCAGAGCCGCGACTGTCTGCTTGTATGCGGACGGATACGGCTGCGCTTCCACCTGCAGTCCCCAGATGTCGACCGTCTGCCCCGCTGCGAGTGCTATGGAAAAAGTGGATTGCACGGCGCCGCCGACACCTGCGCCGTTCACAAATGCCCGTTGCCATGCGGTTCCCACGGCTATCGTCCGCGGCGTTCCGTCGCGCTGCAATATAACCGTACCGGGTACGCTGCTGCGTAGCCAGGCGCTGAAACAGGCAACATAGTCTCCAGGCACTCCCAGCGACTGCTGAAGCGACTGCACTCCTGCGCTCGGATTGGTAAGCACCGAGGCCCTCGTGGTTCCCACCGGGTCGGTTACGCCGGCGGTGGTCTGCAGCAATCCCAGCTGCCAGGACGATTGTGAAAGGCTCTCGCTCCATCCGAGCAAATTCGCCAACGGGTCGATAAACGTGAACGGCGCAAACCCACCCTGCGACGCGGTGAACAGATCGCTGAGGTTCTGAACTTCCGAAGGCACCAGATCCCGGTAGGAGAGTTTCCACTGGATCTGCCCGGCGGTTGTGTCCGGCAACAGGATGATTTCGCCGTCTTCCATTTGATTGGCGATCGCCCGCCAACGTCGCGAACGCGTGACCGGATACTGCGCGACCGATCCTGCGCCCACCTGTGGAAAGAAGCTCATGGGATCTCCTCGATCAAGACCGTTGTCTGCCCATCCATCTCGCGGTTCATCGTCGCGTCGAATTGTTGGCCCGAGATCACGCAACTTGTTACGTTATCGCCCGTCACCGGATCCTTAAATGCAAACGATGCGGTGCCCTGCTGCTCGACAAATGCGATAAACGCGCCCAACTCCCGTTCGTCAAGCAGATCGAGTTTCAGCGTCCATCGCCGCAGCCCCACGCCGATCAGCCGGAATTTTTGTTGGCTTCCATCCATGAACCGGACGGCTTGAGTCGAATAGCGCACGCCGCGATCGAGTGGATACTGCGCGACCGCTTCAGTCTTCAGTACCGGGAAGGTAGCCATGGGTTTACAGGCTCGCGACCACGCCGTTGATCGGATGCATGTTCAGCATTGCCTCGCGCACCGCATTCGCGATATCGTCGCTGTGGTCCATGAATGACCGGCTATCCATGGCGTTCACATTCACCGTGACCTGGTTCGGCGCCGTCTGACTGCTGCCGGCGGCGGGGGGTACCGGGCTCGCCGCATTCGGGACCGCCGAGTTCGGCGTCGCCGAGTTCAAGTCCCCGCTGATTGCGACGCGCGGAGGCGGTATGTACAGCGGAAGAGGCTTCGGCGCCGAACTCCCGCCGAACAAACTCGCGATCCCCGAAATCAGCGGCGAAAGCAGACCGAGAGCGCCGCCGCCAAAAAGACTCGACGCCACGCCTCCCGCCGCGCTTAACGCCGAGCGACTACTCTGGGCCGATGTATTGCCCTGAATCGCCTGCGTGTTGGCCGTGATGAGCGCGGCCTGCTGCTGATAAGCCGTGCGCAACTGGGCGATCTGCTGCCCCGCCTGAGAGAGCGACGTCGAAAGATCGCTGTTATTGCTCGTCAAGCTCACACCGATCGCCGGCGGGTTCGGAATACCTCTTCGCCCTTTCGGTTCAACCGCCTTAAAAGTTTCCTCAATGCTGCGATGCGCCATCTCGTTCCTCCCGTTCCATCTCATCCCGCAAAATCAGAAATGCATCCACTTTGCGCGCCGCCATCTCGCCGAGCGGCTCGTCAACGCCGAGCCGCCGCCGGACAAAGAACTCCTCAAGCAGCGCCAGGCTTTCGCCCGTCACCAGCGACTTCGGGCATTCCTCGGTGTGCATCTGTCCGCGCCCCCAGACAACGTGGGGCTCGCCGCGCTTCTCATCCGCCAGGAACCCGCACCGGCGTTTCGCCTCCAGGCCGTGTTGCCTGCAACTCACGCAATTCCACCCGGCCCGGTTCGAGAGTTGGAAGTGGAATGCGACGATCAGTTTTTTCTTTCGTTCTCAACCAGCCCGCACTCGGCCCTCACGGCCGTCAGCGCTTCGAGAAATAATTCCTCCGGGCCGCTCTCGATCAACGACTCGGCCGTCGCCGCGGCGCCATCCAGCTCCAGCCCCAGAACCTCCTCGAGGCCCCAACGAAGGTAAAGCCGGTCGATCTCGGCCCCCAAAAGGCTGGCCTCCATTTCGTTTCCCGCGTCGCGCCCCGCTTCGAAATACTCCAGCCGGACCGCGAGGTCGCGAACCTTCCGCATCAGTTCGATCCGGCGTCCGAAAGTCATTCGCGCGATCACGAATTCGACACCAGGGTGCTCCTTCGATGCGACCACTTTCCTGCTGCACCAACTCGTGCTGTTAAGAGGAGATGCGCTTGTCATCCGAACGCCACCACGATTTCGTCTTCCGCGGTGCCTTGTGCCCGCATATCGGTGAATTTCCACTGCAGCCGCCTGTCGGAGTCGTCGTATTGCGGGACGCTCGGTACAAGACTTTTTAGAAAGATGCCCATGAGTTGCCCGGGGACCTGGCCCAACTGGAACATCATGCCTACGGGCGACTGTTGCCGTGCCGCCTGATACAGCGCTGTGGTCGCGGAATTATCCTGGCCGAACAATTCCAACGTCACCGATACCGTGCGCGTGCCCGGTACAATCTCAAGCGGCAAAATGGTCCCGAACTCTTTCGATCTCGTCTCCAGATCGTTCTGAATCTGAATCGAGGCGGCCGACACGGAGAAAAACTGACTCGGGGAGACGCCCAGCCAGACTTCGCCCAGATTGCCCGGCACCGGCGAGTAGATGAAACCATCCAGGGCGGGCTCTCCGGGAAACGTCGCGAGTCCGCCCTGCCCAGCTGTGAAGGATGCACTGTCGATCACGTCCCGCGCAGTGCCCTTGAAGTCGAATTCGTGGAAGTCGCCGTTTAACTTCACGGTCAATCCATCCACCGCCGCGCCGCAAAGAAGCCTCTGCACAGCGGTCGCCGGATCCCAGTAATCGAAAATACTGACGCTGGGCAGTTGTTCCGCGAGGCTGTAGGTTGCAGTGTGGCCAAGCGCCGCCCCCGCCGCCGGTGCGATTGAAAACGGCGCATTCACAACGACGGTTTGCGAATTTGTGATCGAGGCGACAAATCGGATCTCGCCGCTGGACGTTATAGCTTGTCCCGCAGTCAGCCCATGCGGCGTGGCGAACGCGATGCTCGACGCCGTGCATCCCGCAACGGCTGTGTTGCCAACCCACAGGACACCTGGTGCCCCCATGGCGGCCTCGAACAACGGCCCATGGGAGGGCAATGTCAACGGATCGGGCCAATCCCTCATGTAAGTGGTCATGTCGAACGACGTCTGCAGCCGCATCCCCACTGGCACGCCTTGCCAGGTTCGACTCCCTGTCTTGTCCCGGCGCTGACTCTTTTCCCGCTGCTGTTGCGCCGTCAATTTGACGGCTGGAATACGGTTGCCCGGCGCCATCGCCGGTACCTGGCCGTAGGCGCTCTCACTCCCCACATACCAGCGGTTCGCGTTTGATGAAATGTATGCCATCGCTTACTTGCTGACCTCCACGTCGAATCCTACTCTTGCCCGTTGCAGAAAATTCCTGCCGCCCCGCCCGACGGTCTCATAACTCACGTCATATCCGCCCGCGTAGAACAACCCGGAGCCCCAGTCGCCCCGCGAGTCGTCAAGGAGTGCGCAAACGGCATCCACATATGCTTCCGTGCTCGGCTCAATCCCGTCCAGTTTGTCCTGCGAGTTCCGCACTTCCACGACCGTATGCACCTTCCCCGAAAACTGTCTGAATTTTTCCTTCAGCGTGTTCGACAGCTTGTCGCAATAAACCAGCAATGCCGGATATTGCACGTATCCCGTCTTCTCGCTGATCTCGACGCTCGCGTTCAACGCCACAATCGTTCTTAGCCCCACGGCCCGCAGGCTTGAATCAGCCTGTTCCATCGCCCCGATGCGCACATTCACGCCGCTGGCTGTCGATGTCAACATCGATACGACGATCGAAGTCAACGCCCCATTAAGCCCCGCCATCCGCTAACCCCTCAAGACCGTCCGCGCCAGGGGGCGCGTGAAGTCCGGCATTTGACCGTTGCCCGGCAACGGCCCCTGCGTCACCTGCCCGGGAACATACAGAAAAGTCGAACCGACCGGGAGCACCACGTCATTCTGCAGGAACATTGCGGCGAGCGATGTGCCGGCATACACGTTGAAGCCGACTGCGTTCCTGGGGGTGCCGGACACCGCGACTGTCATCAGATTCCCGTCCGTCACCGTAATCGACGCAGCATAAGACGGCGCGCCCAGCTGGCCTTTCGAATTCACCCACGTGACGCTGGCATAAAACGTTCCGCCGCTCTGTGGCCCGGCGACCGCGGAAAGAATCGGCGGCGCGGCTTGAATCACGGGGTCGCTCACCAGCCCAAGCCCGCTCGCAATGAAGCTTTCACTGGCGTCTCGCGCCAGGCTCGCGTATTCCTGCCATTTCGCCTGATAACGGTCGACAAGCTGACTGAAGTATGCATCGCGATAGATAAGCGCGAGCGCGTGCATGGTTTCCCAGCGTTTCAAAGAAGGCGTGACCACGATCTGATCGATATGCAGCCTCGGACCCCAGAGCAATTCGAGCGTCGGATGCGGCCTGTTCAGCCACAAGTGCAGGTCCGTCCGGATCTCCTCGACCGCCAGCCGCAGCTTGGTCGAGACGTTGATGCCGGTGACCAGCGCAACCTCCAGCAGGCCGGCATCCTGATCGGTCAGATCGTCGATCGTCGACGCCGGTCCATCCACGAACAGTGCCATGGTCAGCCCCGCTCTCTTTGCTTCCTGAGTTCATTTGCCGGAATCACCATCACCTGCACTCGCCTCGCGGCTTCCTCCTGCTGGTGCGCCTCCCTGGCCTCGCGATGGGCCTCGTGGAAGGCGAGGGTTTCCTCGTCCGTTGCCGCACGTGCACGTACTTCCGCGATCAATTTCGCCGCAACCGAACGAGGCACTTCCGTGCGCACACCGGCTTTGCCGCCTTCGGGCGTCTCGAGGCTCACCACGACAAGGTGTTCCCCGGTGAGCTCGGCATCGACTTCCCGAACCTTCTTGTAGTACGACCGCAAATCCATTGATTTCTCCTCTGTCTGGTACAAATTCGCCGATTCCGGTACACGCGGACTGCACGCCGCGTTTTTCAAATTGCGAAAGGAACGCGGCTCAAGCCGCGTGTACCGGTCTGAACCATAACTAGCTGTTGATCTGAACCGCGAATCCATTCCGCAGAACCGCGCAGCCGTAGAGCACGTCAACCGTGAACTGCTGTGAAAGAGTGTTCGGCTGATAGCTCATCGTGACGCGCATTCCGAAGTTGCCCAACTCGGCGTATTCGGCGATGGCGCCCGTTCCCGGCAGCGGCTGTGGCAGACGGCGAACCACAAGCCCGATCGCATCTTTGCTGAACGCGAGGTTGTGAGTGTTGATCGGAGCGCTGCCGGTCTTCGGCACATACTGAGACCGGAAGACAAAGAAGTCTTTGATCTTTCCGATGGTGCCGTCCACCAGTGCTCGTAGTCCCGCGTCGCCGGTGTTTTGAAACTCGCTGAAACGCGGTATCTGGCGCATCGCCGAATAGGTATTGCTGTCGACGACCAGGTACTTCGGCGCGTTGGACGGAACCTGCGCCTGAAAAAGCGAAGTCTCCGCCTGGTCCAACAGCGCTTCGGTTACCGGCGTTCCCGCCGTACCGAGCGGAGCGTTCGACGTAAAGCCCGCATACAGGTTCAGAAGATCGCTTTCGATCTTCTCCGCGATCGCCACTACCGCGGGCTGCATATACACCCTCAGCAAATCCGGAACGGCCAGGACCTTCAACACGTCCGGGATCTGAAAAGTGGCTTCGCAGTGCGTATTCAAGACGATCTGCGCGTTGCCGAGGTTCGGATTCTGCGACACAACCGTCGCGTTACCGGTACCGGTAACATCCGCGAGATTATTGGCCACAAGCTGTGGCGCGATCGGCACATTGACGGTATCGCCCGCTTGTGCCAGGGTCGGTTCATAATCGCGATTCACCAGGTTCCCCATCACGAGGTTCCCCACAAGAGCTGGTAATGCATCGGCCGCCACCAGCTTGACTATCGCGTTTGCTACATTTGCTGACGTAATTGAAGGCATCGTTCTCCTTAAAGCGTTTCTTTGCCGCCAGCGATCTTTGCCGCCGGCGTTCTCTCTTCACTCACCTGCGAAACGAGGACTGCACTCCCCGCTATGTCTGCGTCGTCACCACACGCAAAATCTCCTGGCGCGCTCGCTCCAGCTCCTCTTTGCTCATCGCCGGGTTGATCTTGTCCAGATCGAATCCGCCGCCGGTCGCGGCCTTTTGGCCCCCAGTTACCCCGGTACCCCCGGCAATCCGGGCCGGCAGGAACTCGGGGTTATCGTGAACAAAACCGGCGAGGAACTCCCCGACGGACTGTTCGCCGTCCTCTCCGCGCGCCATCAAGCGGCCGTCCTCGGCGCGCACGATTCCGTCCTGCACGGCTTTGTAGGCAAGATCGACTTTCGTCACGCCCAGCTTCTGCAGCTCCGTGCGGATGCTTGTGCTCCGCTGGGCTTCATCCGCTGCGGCACGGCTGCGTTTGTTCTCTTCCACGAGTTCGTTCACCCGCTTTTCGAGCTGCTCGCGACGCCGCCTCTCCTCGTGCAGTTCTGTCTTGTACGCCGGCTCCCGCCGCGCGGTATCCTGCCGCATGTATTCGTCGACCGCCTGCTGCACGATCTCCTGTACGTTCACTGGTTCGCTCATATTCTTTTTTCCTCTTCTGCTGAATACGGTTATGCCGCCCCGTCGATTTCTTCCGCAATGCGGTTCTTGATCTCCTGCCGTGAATCGCAGAGATACTTCATCGCCACCCGCTTCTGAATCTGTTTGGCCAGCGTTGGCGACTGAATCCCCAGTGCCAGCAGGCTTTTCGCGTCGTTCGCCTCGGTGTTGAAATCGGTAATATCGAATTCGTCCAACCCAACTACGTCGATTGCAAGGCCGTCCTGTCGCGCCGCCACAATCGCGCTCAGTACGTTCCGAATCGAATCCTTGACGATGGCCCCGTAGGCCCGCAGAATCTCCTGCGTCACACTGAAGTCCCACTGTCTGCTGAGGCCGGACTGAGTCGAGCCGGACCCGTCGCCCGCCTGCTGCATCAGATAGGTGATGCGGTAGATCTCATCCTTGAGACGTCCCAGGTTGTCCGCCGCGATCTGAAAGACGTTCCCCGTTGGCTCCGTCCATCCGAACTTGTCTTCCGGGCCCAGCTGGATGTAATAACTCTCGCCGGTGATCTGGTTGAACTCGCGCTCCGAATAAATGACCGGCATCGCGAACAGTCCCATGGTCAAGGCCCATCCCAAAGCATTCGACTTGTTGAAATGCTCCAGCTGCAGCAGCGCGATTTTGTTCGCCAGCCAGAGCCCCTCGCTGACCTTCAGATCGAACACCGGCACGCGCCCAATTCCGGCGAATCCGTGACTGCCCTGATCCACCATGTCAACCGTCTTCTGATCCGCCCCCACGCGCTCGTAGATCTCATACTTTTGCCGGTCGTAGTAAATCCACCGGGTTTCGCGCTTCCACCCGAACGTCTTGACGCTGTCCTGCTTGAGCAACGACGTCCGGATCACCACCCACTCCAGCTCGCCCCGCTGGTCGTGACTCCAATTGATCAGCTCATCGGCGCTGTAAGACACCAGATAGGCCCGGCTGCGCCCCGACGCATCTTCGTCGGCTCGCGTCAACGCCGGGCCATCGGTGCGCGGAAAATCGACCACCACATACGATTTCCCGCAAACCAGCGCTTCGGTAAGCTGTTGTTTGAAAAACTGCGTCAGCGTCGTCCCGCGCAGGTCGCAATTCTGCACGAATGCCGCAAAGAAATCCTTCGCCCGCTCATTCGTACCTTCGAATTCCAACACCGGCTCCCGCCTGACCAAGGTCGCGGTATACCAGTCCACGATGGAGCCCAGATAGTTCTCGTAGAAGACCCGCGCCAGCCGTTCCTGATAGACCTCGATCGGCTCCTTCTGCCGTCTTAAAAGGTATTCCGCAGCGTTCTCGCGGAAGTGCTCACCCCCCGCATAAAGGTGACGGTAGCGGCGCCACATGCGCGACTTCGCGGCGTAGTCCGGATGCTCCTGTTCGATATGTGAGTTAGTCGTCAAAATAGCCTCTCTCCGCGTTCCCCGATCATTGCGCTGCGGTCTTCCTGCCAGATCAGATACCCCAGCGCATCCGACAGGTGAGTCCGTTTCCTGTCCTTGTCTTTATCGATCTGCGTGGAATCTTCCTCATAGGAAACCTGCTCGAAATCATCGATCAGCTCCCTGCATTTCGGATCCACGAACAACCGCACCTCATCCCGCGCATTACGCAGCCGCGCGTTCACCAGCGATACGCGATCCCGCACCGGCGGATTCGCCTTCGGGACCCGGTACACAACCTTCGCGCGGTGCGAGGCGAAATAATCCCGAATCACCTTGTAGTCCGAATATCCCGTCGTATTCATCGACGCTCCGGATGCATCCCCATACACCACCACGCCGGCCTGCACCCGCCCGAACCTTTTCTCGAATTCTTCGCATGCCTGCTCCGTTGTCGCCCGCCGCAGCGCGATCTCGTCCAACACCCGGACCTCGCCGCTACGCTCCACCTGCGCTATCACCGAACACATGGGATCGACGTTGAAATCCAGCGCCCAGATCACCGGCCGCGCCGTATCCAACTCCATCCGCCTCACGTTCCTTTCCCGATCGAACGCGTGATACACCAAGCCGCCGCGTACGTTCAGGTAGTCGCCCAGCACTTCCTGGCGGTAGAAATTCTCGTCGTAACTGCCGCGCAGCCGCTCGTAGAAATCCGGCACCTGCTTCAGCAGGAAACGGTTCTCAAAAGGCTTCGCGTGAATCGCCTCATAACCTTCGACCCGGCACGAAACGAACTTCCGGTAGACCCAATCGAAACCCTTCGGCGTCCAAACCGCAAATCCGCAGCGCCGGGTCGCTCGGGGATCGCGCAGCCGGCCTTCCAACCGCAGCCACGCGCCTTCCATCGTGTAGGTCAGTTCGTCCAGCCCAAACCACGCCAGGTTTGTGCCGCGCAATCGCTCAAACTCATCCACCGCCCGCAGCAGTATCCGCGATCCCGTGTCCGTCATCGTCAGCACGTTATCCGCTTTGTTCAGCTCGAACGGAACTTCGTTATCGTTCAGCGTCTCCAGCAGCGCCAACAGCGTCGAATCCTTCAACATCGGATACGTCGGCGATCCGATCAGCCCTGTTCGCCCAGGGTTCAGATAACTCAGACGAATTGCCTCCTGGCAAAGCGCCGCGCTCTTCCCCGAGCCGATTGGTCCCGAGAAACCTTTGAACCGCGCCTCCGAGTTGTGAAACTTCTTCTGACTCGGCAGTGGGCTGTACTTTATTCCCCGCAGTCTGACGTTTGCGGGCATTCGTCAATCCACCTTGCTGCCACCGGGCCCGGTTGCGCCTCCGCCAGCTCACGCCGGAACTCGAGCAGGCGCACTAAATCCGTGACAGAAGGGTTTGCCTCTTCACCGAATAACCTCTCCCGCATCTTTTCGATCACTTGCACGACTGCCGCCCGGTCATCCCCCGGATGTTTCAGAGCTTCTCGTTCTTCCAT